ACATAACAATAACGTCTGCGTCCTGCTCAATTTGCCCGCTATCCCGCAAGTCCCCCGCACTAGGACGCTCATCAGGTTTACCATCAATACGCCTGTTTAACTGCGCCAACGCAACCACTGGAATACCAAACTCTTTAGCCATGTTTTTTAAATCCATACTTATTTGGCTAATCTGCTCATACTTAGGTGCTTTAGGGTTACTGGCAGCAATAAGTTGCAGATAATCAACAAACACTGCCTTTACAGGTCGTTGCATAAGCACCGCATTAATGTAGCCACGTATCTGCGCGACAGTCTGCCCGCCACGATCACTAATAACCAACTTACTTTCAACAGTCCTAATTAAATCACGTATAGCACCCTGCCACTCAGGTAACAACACACCCCGCTCAATGCTCTCCAACGGAATCTCCAACTCACCGGCAACAACCCTATTAAGCAAACTAGCCTTATCCATCTCAAGGCTAAAAAACAACACATCATCATTACGTGCTATCTCCCACGCCATTTGCAAACCCACAACAGTCTTACCCACACCCGGTCTAGCACCAACCACATACAAGCCCGACTGCTTAAGCCCAACAATGTAGCGGTTTAAACCTGCAAAACAAGTAGGAACAGTGCGTCTAGGGTTCAAAATGTCATCCAACATAGCCTGCAAATCTAAACGCAAATCAGGTAACTCCAACGCCTCCACAATACGCAACTTATCCAACTTAGCCCGCACCATGTCCATGCGATCCTGCACATCACCACCCTTACGCATCTCATCAGCCAACACCAACAATTGACGCTCAACACTAGCCTCCAACACCCTGCCCGCATAGTAATGCAAGTTAGCCGGGTAAACCGCCATACTCCACGCATCCATAACACGCCCCCTAAACGCAGCCTCAGGCATAGCACCACAAACAGTAAACACATCAAAAAACCTATTTGCCTTATACTGCGTCAACATGACCGCATAAGCGTTAGCAAACCAAACCTCTTTAAAATCATCTGCAACAAGATTAAGTTGATCTAACCCTGCACCCTGCGTTTGTAGCAGGCTACCCACAACTAAAGCCTCAAAATCAATACCATCAGTCATTTATTTGTCCATGTCCTTTAAACGTTTTAAAGCAATTTCAACATACTCGCCACTAACCTCACTACCAACCCACGACCTACCAGTTAAAACACAAGCCTTAGCAGTAGTGCCAGAACCCATAAAAGGGTCATAAACAACATCACCCTCAACACTCCAAGACAAAACATGATCAACCGCCAACTGCTCAGGAAACGGTGCAGGGTGCTTAACACCATTAAAACTGGTTACATAACGCCAAATGTTATTACGAGGTGAAAATTCTGGCACAGGGTTCTTTAACTTACCGCTAAAATCTTTAAACCCAGCCCATTTATTAGGTTTGTCACAAATCAAATTAGCAGTCTTAGGCTTGCCCTTAGTAAAAACAAACATGTATTCAAAAATCTGGCTGTATCTATTGCCACTGGCAGACGCAGGGTAAGTAGATGAATTCTTTTCATAAATCATGGTGTCATGTAAATTAAAGCCCAAACTCATAAAAAACAATGCCTGCCTAAAACTACTGCCAGACTCACTACCCTTATGCACTGCGTCACCAACTACCCACACAACGACACCCCCCCCGCTACTACCCTAAATAACTCCTTAGCAATAGCCTCAAAATCAAAACTGTAACCATTGTATTTACGTAAGTCGTCATAAGGCGGAGACGTGACCACCAAATCAACTAAACCATCAGGCATACGTGCCATAGTGTCCAAACAGTTCTCAACAAAAATCTTATTAATCATTACTACCCTTCCAGCCCTGCGTAGCAGGCAAACATGTTACGACTTTTCATTTAGCAACCACGCATGCCACCTAGACATAACTTGCCCTTCACTAGCCAACAAAAAACTCTTATGAGCCATAAACCTATCTCTAGCATCTAAAACCTGCAAAACAGTCAAATCAGGCCGCCAAGCCAAAGACAAAACAAAACACTCACTACCATTACTAAAATCAAAAGTAACCTCCATATCTTTAACTTCTGTTTCATTACTGTTTAGGGGGTGCAAACTGCGGGGGGTATTGTCCGCACTCTGCGGGGGGTTAAGGGTGCAGTCTGCGGTAACTAAATCTAAACCTTCAAGCAAAATGTAATAGCGGTTAGCCCGGTTACTAGCACTAGATCCAGTGTCCCAAACCAACTCACCCAAAGCCTTTAAACGCTTTAAACACCGGTCAACAGTATCCAAACTGCAATTCATTGTTACCGCTAAAGTGTCCTTAGTTACAGACATACCACGTAAAGGTTGCCTGTATTTAACTAACGCAAGTAGCAGTAAGCGGTCACTACCTGTTGCCTTACTGCAACGCCAAACAACTTCATAATCTTGGTATTTATATCGCCTAGCCATCTAAACCCTTAATTTTGTCCATAAGAGGTATCTAAGCATAAGAGCATAAAAAACTGCAACAAAACGCAAAAACCCCTAACAAAATCTGCTAGGGGTTTATAAGTTTTACGGCTACTTTAGGCTATTTTGCAACATAAATACGCGATCCGACTGTTCAATAATACGTGCCAACACCTTGCCACGCAGTAAAGGGTGCGACTGCAATACAATAGCCAACTCACCTAACTCAATAATGTTTGCTTTAATTAGGTTAATTTGGTGTTGCAACTCCAGAGACTCCAATAGCGTCAGCCTTACTTTTTATAGCGTCAAGAATAATGCTACTAGCCTTACCCTGCCTAGCCTCAAGATACAGTGAACGCAAACCTTCAAGATCATTAATGTTATCTAACGCAGCCTGCCAGTTACGTGCCGGTGTGACACCCCTAGCAACCTTAGCCATTTCCTCACGTGTAACACGCTTGTCACCTGAATAGCCTGCCTGAGCCAGTGCGCGGCCTATTGCAGACGTTTCCGCGTTCTCTAATGCAGATGTCTTATTGGCCATACCACTGCCGTCAACCTCAAACGCTAAGCCAGTGCCTTTAGGTAACTTACGTTCTTGATCCTCTTTATTTAGATAAACGTATGCCTGCACAACCCAAGTTAAAACCGCTCTGTCATGTTGCTTAGTAAGGTTGCGTGTAACTATTCTGCCGTCAACATTGTCTCTAAGGAACCTTGCAATACGTTCCGCAACTGTCTCATAATCTGCCGGGTTAAATTGTGCCATTAGTTGCTACTCCACGTAACCGCGTAGTTTGCCTCTAAATAAATCCACTGTTGCAAGTCAGCAATTTGCAATGCAACCTTATCCTCAGTCCAATTATTTATACCAGTGCAAATACCGCTAATGCTAGTGCTTTTAGATCTACCATTATTTATTACAATGGCAACCTTGTCACCAACTTTTAACCCTGCAATGTCTTGTAATTTTGGCATTACTTTTTACCAGCCTTCTTTATTGTTAGATACGGCAACCCGCCTGCACGTTGTTGCATAGTGCAAACCAACTTACCATTAATGACACCATTTTTAGCACCATTTAGTGCTGCAACAGTGCGAGATTTCATTTCACGCAAATGAGCCTCAGCCTCATCAAAAGCGTCTTGCGCGTTAAACAATTCAACACCCAACTGCCCTAACTCCTCATCACGTGTCTCTAAACCTTCAACTAGTTTGCGTGTTGTGTCATAAGTTGACTCACTGCCGTCCCAGTCTGGTTGCGTATCATCAAGTAGGCGGTTACGGAAGGTAAGCACGCGATCCCACAACAAACCAAACTCAAAACTGTCGTAATCAAACTCATACTCTTTATACCTGCCCGCATTAACTACAACAAATACAGACTTACGTATACCAGTAACAAACATATACCAAAGCACTTGCTGTTTGTAATGTAGCGGTATCTCGTCCCAATACTGTGACGTGTGCTTAATCTCAATAATGTATTGTTGCCCATTTTCGTCAACACCAATACCATCAAGGTTTGCGTGACCCCATTCAAAACTTTTACGTGTCAAAGTCTCATTAACCTCATAAACAGTGTGTGTAGGGTGCTTTTCAACGTATAACTGCCTAATAGCAGGCTCAACTAATTGACCTAAACGCATGGCATCACTGCCAACAAAGTCACGCTCAAGCCTGCCAGTCTTTTCCGCCCACAAAGTCAATGCACTAGTAAATGGTGAACTGCCACAAATGGCACCCATCTCGGAACCCGATACAACACCGGGTTGATTACGTAACTCATGCCACTCAGGTGAGCCGCTAGGAAACGAACCTAAAATAATTACTTGATCATGTAGCAAACTGCTCAAATTA